TATATGGAAAAACCAAGAGAAGAAGACTACACCCAAGAAATTAGGGTGTCTAATATATTTAATGCAAAAACTATTGAACTAATTCAAGATAAAGATATTCTAGATCTTGGAATTCATCAAGGGCATTTAGCTAATTTAGCTTTTTCATTTGGGGCAAAGTCAATAACTGGCATAGAGAAAAATCCTAGCAACTGCGATCTTGGAAAATCTTTACATCCAGATATAAACTTTATAAATAAGAATTTAAACACAGAAAACTATTTAGATCTTCTTCAAAATATAGATGTTATTTTTTGTTTAGGAGTGTCTTATTACGTAGACGATGTTCAATCTATGGTTTCAGATATTTCTTCTTACCCAAATATAAAAACAATTATTTTTGAAACTGCTTTTATTGAAAAAGATTTACTTCTTCCTAGCGAATATAATCTATTGTCAGAAACAACACTTACGGAAATTTTTACAAATAATGGTTTTAGCATATTAGACATTAAAAAATACGAACTTGATACTGATTATGGTTATATGTCAGATCGAATAGTTTTTGTTTTAAATAAAGAATAGCACTAAGCTATTTTTTTTGTTAACCTATTATAAGTTCTAATTCTATGGCAGTTTGCACATACTACTTCACATTTTGCAATTTCTTTTTTAATTGCTGCCCAAGAAAATCCATCGTGGATCATTCTTGAAATATTATATTTTTTATCTTTGAGATGATCAAAATCTAAAAGTATATGATTATTGATTCCACAATCTACACATCCAGATGCTTCTTTAATCTCTGACAGTCTTTTTTTAAACTGCTGCTTATTGTAATGATCCAACTCTTTGTTAGTCACAATAATATTATATCAGCAATTAAGAGTCCTACACAGGTAATCCGTCTGCAGTGCGCCACGGTTATAATTAATGGGTAACTAAACCATCACTAAGGTCCTGTGTAGGACATGCCAGATATTTTATGTCGCTGTCTCCCCCGACAGTTCTATTATACTACTTTATCTTAATTGTTTTTGGTTTCTTTTCTTCAGGAACAACACGATCAATACTTACGTGTAGCATTCCATCTTTAAGATCAGCACCAGTAACTTCCATATACTCTCCAAGAGCAAATGAACGTGTAAACTTTCTAGATGCAATTCCTTTGTGAACAACTTCAGCATCAGTTACTTCAACAATTTCTCCTTTAATAACAAGAGTTCCGTTGTCTACAGAAACATCAACATTATCTTTTGTAAATCCAGCAATTGCTACTGAAAGTCTATATGTATCTTCATCTAATTTAAGAAGATCATATGGAGGATATGCTTGTGAATTTGTTTTGTGTGCGGTATTAAGACGGCCTAACTCTCTGTTAAAGCCAATAAAAAAAGGATCATTAAAAAGATCCATAGCAAACTGTGTTACCATTTTATTCCCCTTTCAAGCGAATAAGTTAATGTATCCCCGAAGGCAATACATAACTATTATAGCAGAATTATAGGGTTTATGTCAAACTTAAAAGCTAGGTTGTAGGTTATCAGAAAAAGCAGGATTTATTGGAGATTTGGCTCCTGCAATTAGTTTTTCTATTTCATTACATATAAGAGCATACTCTTCATTAAAGACTTCCATAGTTCTTCCTTCACCCATTGCAGCTGGTGTTCCTGCTTCAATAAGTGCCTCTTTGAGAGTTTTTTCAATGTCATAGTTTAATGTTGTGCAGGCAAAATGCTTTACAACATATCCATCTCTATCAATAAGATATTTTTCATAGTTTCCACCCATTTGAGCTCCATTGTAAAAACCTTTATTAAGCCAAGGAGATAAATATCCTCCTTCTGGAGTTTCATCTTTTATAGTATGCTTGATATTTGATAATGAGATCATTTGATTTGAAATTTCTTTATAAAACTCGTGTGGTGGTTGAGTTTCTTGACCTAAGCCATTGACACCTTCAGGTAAACCATTGGAAAGTTGTTCATTAAGATCTTTATTAGGATTAGAGGAAACCATTTCCGAAAACTTAAAAGTGGTTCCGTAAACTTCTTCTCCGTATGTTTTTGAGTCTAGTCCACAAGTAATTCCTTGTGACCACTTACCCTTAGTAACCCCTGGACCACAGTAATCATTTGTTGGAATAGCAATGATTTCAAAATCAACGTTATCATATTTATCTTGAAGCCATTGTAAAACTTCCATTTGGTTTGCGTTTCCACAACCAACTGTTGTATTGGCAACAAGTGTTACTTTACCAATATATTGAGATAAGTGATCTTCTGTGCCTTCCGCAGATTTAAGCGGGATAGTGTATATAGATTTCATAGTATTATTATAACATATTTTATACTATAGTTTGGAGCGGATAGAGGGAATCAAACCCACACATTAACCTTGGCAAGGTTACGCACTATCACTATGCAATATCCGCATTGCTGGTCTGGCAGGTCTCGATCCTGCGACATCCGAATTAACAGTTCGGCGCTCTACCAACTGAGCTACAGACCAAAAACTACCTTGTTATTTTTATTTTATCAAGATTCTTACTCAGCAAAACTTCAACAGTTATTCCTTCAATTGTTATTTTGTCACCTTGGTAAAGCAATGAACTACCAGTCTTTTTTGCTGGAATTAAAAATTCTTCATTATGGCCAAGAGTTGCGTCATACACATATACCAATACCCCATTAAGCCATGATGCTGAATAGGAAAATTTAGTTGTTCTTCTAGATTCTATAATTAAGGCTTTTGATTCACTTAATTTAATTATTGACATTTTAATTCCTTGCTCTAAAGAACTTAAAGGCGCAAGTATTATTTCAGTTTCTTTAATATTGTTTTGTTCCTGACAATAAATTTTTTCATCAGGCATCCATCTAGCTAAGAATCGAAGCCATCCACTTAACTCTTTTGTCGGACCACTTTGGTCTCCCATAATATCTAGTGAATGAAAAGGACCAAAAACTCCCCTAGAAGTTCCAATATGGGGAAGTCCTATTGAATGACCAAACTCATGTGCCCAGTATTCCCAATATCCTTTTCCGTCTACATTAAAAAATACACCAGGCATAGTAAACGCCGATATCTTTCCCTCATTTGTTGTGTAATTTTTTACAGCGCTGTCCCAAGGGAATCCTTGCACTGTTTCCTTTATATTTTTCTGTTTAAGTGGAAGGATGAAATTTACTACTTGCACACCTGTATAGTCGAAAGTTTCATCGCTTCTTGCTATTGACTCTTGGAATATTTTTAAACCATTTGGACTTCTATCAAGGTTTTGTGATTGTTCAACTTCATAATCAGTTGATTTCCCAGAAAGGGTTGTCCACTTATCAGCAACCACCCACTCAACCTTGAACTTACCCTCACTAACGGTTTCAAACCATTCAGAAAGTAGCAACATCTGATTATTTACTCTAGATCGGAAATCGACTTCTCCAGGAATATCAGTGAAATCTATTGGGACTAGCGCCCATTTAACTGTTCCTGTTTTGGGAGTTAAAGAATTCCATTCTGGAAATCCTGCTCCTGTAGAACCACGGGCATTACTTTGTTCATTTATTTTGCATACATCAACTTGTAGGCCAGGGCTTGAAGGTGGTGTGTATGTAATTCCTACCTGAAAAGGCGTTGGAGTTGGTTTAGCAATAGTTACAGGAGCCTGTATTGGTTTCTTTTTTATTGTCCAAGTATAATTTTTACCATTTTTAAGACAAATCTTATTCTTCTTAATTTTATTTAAATCTGATTTATTACATGAGCTTTTACTAAACATTATAGAAGCATCTGCTGTTGGTGTTGAAAATAGAATAGAACCAATTGCAATTGCAAATATACATATAATAGGCATTTATTTATTCCTTTATCTTAAAAACTACTTGGCAAGGATTTCCGCCATCATCCCACTCTTTCATTTCTTCTTCTGTCATATAGGGATCACCATCATGTGTGTTACAAAATGGTTCTGTTATCCAGCCCCGATCAATTCCATTGTTTAACCAAATTTCAAATTCATCAAACTCTGGACCATCTTCAAAGATACTATTAATTTCATCCATAGTTAAGTATATCCTTAAATGCTTACTACGTCAACTGGTCCGATGCAAGATGTTGAATATTTAACCGCTGCTTCAACTGCTAATTGTGCTCTACGTTTACCGTTTTTTTGATGCTGAGTTGTCCATAAAGATCCTAGCGCAAAATCACTTCCTGAACCCATTGCAAGATACTCTTCATCGTATTCTGTTAATGACATATCAACGGCATTGTGTTCAAATATTCTACCCTTAAATGCAATTAGCATACCAAAATCAGAGTCTTTAGATATATCTACCCACCAATTTTCATAAAAATTTCTAAGTGAAATAAGAAAATCTGTATACATAAATTTATCTACATTGGCATTAGCTTTTATAATTGGTGGTTTAAAGTTGTGACGGATTCTTTCTCCATCCATAGTTCCTGCATATCCAAAAAGATATGGACCTATTTTGAAAACCTTTGGAGCCTTAAGTGTTATGATAGAATCCTCTGTTGAAGCACCTCTATCTCCAGCCATATAGATAGTTTTATCTTGTCTAACAACAGCAATACAAGTCATGGAAAACCCCTCTGGATACGTATACTTAAGTATAGCATTGCCCAGAGGGGCTGTCAAACATAGTCAATAATGACTAATTAGCCTTCTTATCTACAGTCTTAAATGCATCATTTATTTCTGCGATAGTAAGCTTGCCATCGTCCAAAAAAGCCCTAGCCAGCCTTTCAACTACTGTTGCTACTCCTAGTAGGCCTGCAAGCATTACTGCCTGAATTGTATCAATTCCTACTACTGCTCCTGCTCCTAGGACTGATAATCCTGATGCTGCAAATACCGCCACAATACGCATCAAAATGTTTGGAAGAGCCTTTTGTGGGCTCTCTTTTTTAGGGGCTACTGCTATTTTTTTAGTTGCCATTATTCTTCCTCCTTATTTCTAAATGGACTAGTTATAATCCATAGGGTTGTTGTTGCTACGATTCCATATCCAACTATGGTTTTAGCACTGCCATCTAATACTACCCAGGCAATAAACATTCCAAGAAGAGTCCATGCCTGATCTATTAGGTCCTTTATTATATTTTTTATTATTCTTACCATTTTCTTCCTCCTCTTGAACCTGGTGAATTAGCGCCTGAGCCTCCACCAGAACCTCCTCCAGTAGAGCCCCCAGTTGCTCCACCTGCTGCTACTGCTGCAGCGTTAATTGCTGCTCCTGCTGCTACAACTGTTGCAACAACCATATTTGTGGCTTCTTCTCTTTCTGCTTCAGTCATATCTGCCCCAATACTTCCCAGTGCTGCTAATGCTGCTCCTGGGTCTGTAAATGCTGCAGTTAATAACGCACCTGGATCTTGGACTAATTCAATATTTGCAGCAACAGCTGCTGTTATTACAAGGGCATTTCCATTTTCATCAGTGCGAACTTCAATTGGTGTTGAAGGCGGAAGATCTGCATATGAAACTCCAGAAGCTTGAATTGCTGCTGTTGATATAGATTCTCCAGGCTTAAGGTCTTCAAGTAATGCCTCAATAACTTTTTCTTTTTGCTCTTCAGTTAATTCTTTTCCATCTTTTGCATCTTCTGCTATTTCTTTTAATTCTTCTTCTATAGCTTTAGCTTCTTCTTCTTCTTGTTCTTTTGCTTCTGCTTCAGCTTTTGCGTCTTCTTCTGCTTGTCTAGCATCCTCTGCTTCTGCTTCTTTTGCTTCTGCTTCTGCTTTAGCATCTTCTTCTGCTTGACGTGCTTCTTCAGCCTCTGCCTCTGCTGCTTCAGCTGCTGCTTGTGCTGCAGCCTCTTCTTGTTCTGCTGCTTCCTGTGCTGCTTGCTCTGCTGCTTCTTCTGCAGCAATTCTATCTTCTTCTGCTTGCTCAGCCTCTGCTTCTGCTTGTGCTGCAGCTTCTTCTGCAGCTATACGATCCGCTTCAGCTTGTTCTGCTGCTGCCTGTGCTGCTTCTGCTTCTGCTGCTGCTGCTTGTGCAGCCTGAGCTGCTGCCTGTGCTGCTAATGATGCTTGCCTTGCAACTTCTTCCTGTTCTAAAACATTGTTAACTTCTGATCGTGCTTCATTAACACTAGTATTCATATATGCAATAGCAATACCTACTTGATTAATTGTTGTTTCTAAAACTTCATGTGCCTCTTCAAGATTTTGTTCTGCTTCAACAAGATCTTCTTCTGCCTCTATTTTTAATTGTGTAAGTGTTTGAAGTATTGAAACCTCAATAGCTTTAATTTCTGTTTTATCTTCAACTACTGCTTCTTGAATTTGAATTTGTTCCGTTAAATTTTCATTAGTTACATTAGTCATTTGTTCTACAGGCTGACCAACAGTTTCACGAACACCAATACGAGGACCATTATATAAATTAGTAGTATTACCAGAAACAGTTCCTATACCTGTCCATTCACCAGTATCAGGATTGACAGTCATTGTCCAATTAACATTGGTAATAGGTCCGTTGCTATCTCCAAATCTGTGAAGATCCCAATCAACAGCTAAAGTTGTTTCTGTAGTTGTAACGGTAATACCAGCTCCCGCACCACCACTCATAAAGTCAGAGCCATAAACAGAAATGTGTGCTCCTTGAGGGAAATCCCACCAAATATGATCTCCGATACCAAAAGTAATGGTTGCTTTTGAAGTTACATAGATTTGGCTATCTGCACCTTGACCGTTGTATACGATATCGCCCATTTTAATATCAAATGGGGTTTCAATTTTTGTTGAGCCATCATACATAACAGGAAGGGTAGTTGTATTAACTGTTGGTGTCTCTGGAGCAACTGGTGCTACGTAGCCCTCTGTTGTATAAGTTGTAGAATCGGAGGGAGTGTTTTCAAGTTGAGCCAAAGTATTTTCTGCATTAATTAAATTAGTGGTTGCTATTGCTACAACTTCTGTCTGTAATTCTACTTCTACTTCTGCAATTTCTACATTTTCTTCAGCCTCTTCAACTAAAACTATAGCAGAATCAACTTGGGTAACTGCCACAGCAGCACTATCTACTACTGCTTGAGCCTGTGTGATTGAGTCCTGTGCCTCTGCAATAGTGGCTGTAATGGCTTCTGTAGGGCTTGTAATGGCTGTTGCGTTATTTTCTATAGCTTCTATATAGGTTTCAGCCTGAGATATTTCAGTATTAGCTACCTCAATTGTGGCTGTTGCATTTTCTGTTATTGTAGGATCAGAGGGGGATACTTGAACTGTATTAGTTTCGTCAGCATGTGCATAATCTGCAGGAGAGAATATCATCCAAAGTGTTAAAAGCAACCCCACTAATCCCATTTTGATTAGTATGTTTTTAATTTTTTCTCCTATTAGTTTGTGGTGGTAACTAATAGTCTTATTATATCATTTAATTTAAATTATCTATTAATAAACCTGCTCTTGGGCCATCACACCATACTGCATGTGAATTTTCTAGAGGTAGGTATAAAAGATCTCCTGGATTCAGTGTGTATGTTATTCCCCCATCTATTTTCCAGAAAGATGTTCCGACTATTTGCCAATAAAAGATATCGTGTGGATCATGGTGATCGGGAACAAATCTGTTAGATAAAGAAATTCTTATACCTTGGTAGTGCCAATCTAAATCGCAACTATGTCCTCTTTGAGAATAATATCCACATTCTTGATTTTCTTTTGATTGGTTAAGTTTATAAAGCAGCTCAGAAACTCCTTTAAATTCTTTAAATATATTATTTGTTTGTGGGGCTAGCCACATTTTATTTTGTATTTGTAGATTTCCTATATAGTCTAAAGCTTCTAGATTTTGAAATTTTTCTACCTTTTTACGCAAGTCTGGGTTATTTAGTGTAGATTCTTTGTATATATGATTTAATATATCTTCCCAGGTAATTTCTGGCATTTGATATTTTTCAAATACTAGTCCGTGTTTATTCTTTTTTGCTTCTTGAATTAAATCAAACATGCTTCAATTATACCATTTAAGAAACAAAAAAGGGAGCCTATTGTTAGGCCCCCTAATTGTTGGACTAGGTTATTTAATTAGAGCAACCTTAGCCTTTGGATTCTTTGCATTCCACTTCTTAGCAAGCGCATTAAACTTTGCCTTGTGTTCTGCCTTTGCAGTTGCAAGTGCAATATCTGATGCTACCTTTGCGGTAACTGTTGCTGAATCAGATGCTGCCTTTGCGTCTGCAAGTGCCTTATCTGATGCAATCTTATCTGCTGCACGACCAGCATTTGCTGCTGCTAGTTCTGCAGTAAGTGCTGCAACTCTTGCATTAAGAGCAGTAATTGTTCCATTAAGATCTGTTACTGCAAATGATGCAACAACTGCCTTAATTGGTGCAGCAAGACCTGTTACTGCTGTAGCAGAGGCTGCGCCTGTTGCTGCAACTGTTACTGTTCCTGCAACTGCAACAGATAACTTTTCAGCCTTTGAGCCAAGTGTAAGTGTTGAGTCTGAAGCAACATTTGCTGCTGTTGATGTAATAATTGACTTTGAAATTGAAGCGTCAGCCCATGTTCCACCAATAAGTGTTGCTGTTACTGTTTCTCCGCCAACTGGATTACCAAATACGTCGGTTACATTTACAGAGACTGATGGAATTGTTCCAACTGCTGCTGCAGCAGGAACTGAAATGCCAACATTGTATGCTGCTCCTGCATTACCCTTAACATAAACAATTGTTGAATAGGCACCATTTGTAATGGTAACTGATCCAGTATTTGTTGATGTTGTGAATGCATATACAGTAATTGCAGTTCCCTGTGATGTTGCTGAATATGATGTTGTTCCTGCTGATGCAAGAACTGGTGCTGTTGGAGCATTGTCCAAAGCAAGAACAAGCTTGACCCCACCTGTTGATACAAATGAAACTACTGTTCCTGTGTCTGCAGTTGCAACAAGTGCTACAGCGTCTGCTGAATCAACTTTATTGTCTGCTGGCACGTTTGCAGTTGCTGGTGCAGCAGCGGTTGTTGCGTTTGCTGAACCTGCTACCGTTACTGCAAGAGGTGCTGCACTTGAAGGTGCAATTGTTAACGCTGTGCTAGTCATGGCTGCAGCGATGATTAGCGATATCTTTTTGAATGAATTCATCTTTCTCCTTGTTAGTTTTTATATTAGATTAAGTTTATCAAGAAAATCTCTAACATCGTTAGGCATTTCCCGATTATCTAATTCTACCATATCCCTTTGCTTTTGTGCAAGTCGTGCACTAGAGCTCCAAGTATGGACATCTATCTCTATATTAGTATTCTTTTGTGTATGAGAAATAGCTCCAAATACTGCTCCACATACTGCGTCTGCTAAGTCTTTAGATTTTTTACGGGGGTGGTCAACTCTGTTACCCTTCATTATTTTTAATTCTGACATTTCTTCAAGCAGTATTGGGATCATAGGAATAGCAACACGCTCTTCATAAATCATCATAGCTAAATCTTCATAATGTTTTTTAGCAACAGAAACAGTTTCAGTTCTTATTCCAACTGCCTGTAATTCATTTTGAATATCAAATGACTGCCATCGGTCAAATGAAACCATGCCTAAATTAAAACCTTGTCTGCGTAAATTCATAATCCATTGTTTTACTTCTGAAAGATTTACTGGGCCCTCTGCTCTTGGCTCCCACCATGCAACGGCATCAACAACAACAATTGGGGCTACCTGCTCATAATCTTTAATTACTTGAATACTTACCCATTTATCTACATGTGCTATTGCTACAGCACACTTGTCATGCTTTTGTGCAAGGTCAGCATGAATATAATAAACCTTATCTGGATCTGGTTTAAAGGTTTCGTCAAACCTTCTAAATGAATCTAATGGATTTCTAGAATTCATACATCTTTCTAGCTTATCTTTTTGTTTAAAAAATGCATCAGAGGCATAGGTTGGCATACATGCAAAACGCATCATAGCATCACCAAGGTCTGTATAAAAAGCTAACTTAAAATCTTCTATTTTACGTGTAGGATTTACTTCCCATGTAGGTCTTTTGAATGCAAATACTCTTGGTATTTTGTATTGAAGTATTGTATCTTCATCCCACGAAATTTCAAATTGATTGCCTGGATCATCATGTGGTAATTCTTCATTCATTATGAAAGTATGTGTGCGTTCAATAGTTTCTTTTTCAGCAATGACTGCTTCATACCTTTGAGAAATAAAGTCACCCTGATAGCGTGGGAATGAAAGAAGAACGACCTTACCCAAGTCTGGGAAACGAGAGTCTACTGTTCCACGGAATGCTTTATAAATATTATCTGCGGTCTTGCCCTGTTCATTACCAGTTCCAACCTCTGTAGCAAAACCAGAAATTTCATCAAGGACTGCCATTAGAAGGTTTAAACCTTCATGAGATTCTCTTTCTGAGTGACCAGAATAAACAGTTATGCCTTTGTCAAATTCAAATGAGTCTGCTTTTGGATTATACTTCCCAGCAAACCAAGGTGACTTTTCAACCTTTACTCTAAATCCCTTAAAGAAAACATTCTTAGCCTGTTGTGCGTTAACTGCAACGTTAATAATATCAATAGCATCTCCTGGGGGCTTACCAAAATAAACTGCTGGATCTTTAAGGCATAGAAGCTTATATACTACATATGCACAGGCTACTGTTGATATAAAGTCTTTACCACTACCCTTGCCAAGTTGAAGTATTAGTTCATTCTTAGTATATTTATTAAAATGTTTTGTGCCTTCTACCTCGCCCATAAGATCAATTAAATCTTCTTTACGATAGATCTGACTCATGGCTTCAACAATTTCATATTGAATGTCAGATAAAAGTGGTTGTCCTAAATACTCTGGAGATTGAACAAATGTTTTAACATCTACAGGAGTTTCAACAAAATGATTTTCTTTTAATACATCAAGAAACTCATTGAACATCGTGGACAATTGTAATCACTTCACCCTCTTTTGCAATAGACGAAAGTCTTTGCATAATTAAATCACGTATCTCTGGATGTTCTGAAGCAACATCACGAAGTATACCAATTAAAACTTCTTGCCTACGTTCAATCTCAACCATCTCTTCTGCAAGTTCTTTGTTTTCAAGAAGACCTGCTTTCTGTAACATTTCAATTCTAGATTTTTCAATATCCATAACAAGTTTAATGGATGCTGTCTTGGCACTTAGATTATTAGTTAAGCTTGATTCATCCATAACTTCGTATGCTTTTGTAATTAATTTTGTATAGTGTGTATCTGCTCCTACCAATGCTTCCTTAGCCCGTGCACGAATAGCGTCATTGGCAGATGCCATAACTTTCCATTCATTAATAAGAGCTACTACTCTAACTCTTGGTATCTCTAGTTCTTTAGAAATTACTGTTGGATCATTTCCCTTTAGGTATTCAGAGACAACTTGATTTATTTGATCAAGATGATTTACTAAATCAGATTCAGTTGACATACTTACCCTCTAATCTATTAATCTCATCTTTAATATAAAAAATTGCTTTCTCAAGATCTTGAATGGTTTTTGCTTCATCCTTTAATCCTGCCCTCCACAAATATTTAAAGGCATTGCCAATGTTAAAATTTCTATGACGAGTAATTTCAATACACTCAACACCAGATGGATCAGTTGTATAGTGTAGCGGATTGTTTACTTGATCAACTGTAATGGTTAGATTATTAGTCAATGTCTTCATCGTCATCCCAATCAAAAGCTTCTGGCAAACCTTTAAGTGCTGTAACCACAAAGGTTATTCCTACTGCACCAGTAATACCAAGACCAATTAAAATCTTTTGTGCTTTATTCATCGTCTACTCTTCCTTAATCCAAATTTTGCAAGATAAACATAAATAGTTTCTATGCTTGCCCCACACTCTTTTGCAATTTCTTCTGGAGATTTTTTATCCATAAGATATCTCTTACGTAGCCAAACCTCTGATGTATATAGTTTACCACCCATAGCTTTATTTGTCAACTTCCGTATCAATAACATCATAATTATATGCATTTGAATCTTCAAGGATCCATTTGTCATAGCTTTCAACATCCCATTTTTTTGTATTAATTAATCTATCAATTACTAGATCTTTTTTTGTAACAAAAGATGGCTCTTTTATTCTTACTCTATTATTTGGCTGCACCGCAAAATTACCGTCATCTCTTTGAATTACATGACCACACTTGTGTTGACCTGGGTTTTCAGAATATCCATCATCCAGTATATTAGTTTCTGGACTATGCCAATCTAAAGTAAACAAGTATGTCCCAGGTATAGTAACTTTGTTTCTGTCTGTATATGACATTCTCATATTACTTAGTGCTTGAAATTTTGTAACAGAAATATGTGGACTAAAAGAATTCCATAAAACAAGATTATGAATTGGCTCTTCTGGAACTCCTGGCTTAGTGCAAAATGCATTAATTGGCATTCTCCACCATACACCACCATCTTCCATCATAAAGTGAAACAGTGGACTTCTAGATTTTATACTTGCAACTCCAAAAATAACGCATGGAAAGTATTGGTCGTGACTATCTTCTTGGTCTCTTAAAAAATTACCACGAACATAGCATTCAATTGGAGGAATGTTTGCATTTAGTTCAGGCATTATAAATTATCTCTTTCCGCTGTCTTAAGCTTATCCCAAAATCCACCAGGATTTCCTTGATAGACTTGTCCAGTTTCACGATCTACTAAAAGCCATTTTGTTGGCGACAAAGTTTTTACAGTTAAAATAGTATCCTTTTCTTCTTCTTTAAAATTAAAACTATTTCTTTCCATTATTTCCTACCGCCTTATCCCAATTATTTATAGCCCAATGTCCAATTCCTACAGCATCAGCAACATCATTATCATCAATAATTTTATCATACTGCATGTTAATAAACCTAATAGTCTTTTGCTTTCTTATTTCTCTTTCATTAGACTTATGCCATGCTTCTGATTTCCCTGGATTTTTTGACCTTATAAAAAACTTTTCGTCTTTAGTAAGCTTTCCATTACCAATAGATATCTGCCAAGTAATTGGGGCTACAGTTCCTATAATTTTGGTTCCAGTCAAACCAGCAGCACCCAGAAGTGCTCCTTGAACAAGTGCTAGATCAGCAGCAACTTTTGGGGAATTCATAAACACAGTATGCTCAATAACAATAGCCTCAAACCCACCATAATAATCAAAGAAAGCTTTTGTTTTCTTGCAAGCATCCATTACTTTTTCATATGTATTATTTCCTTCAAACTTTATTTTGCCAACAACGCCAAGTGTTTTTTCTTTAGTATCAAAAAGGGCAAAGGCAAGACTATTAGTGCTTGCATCAATAGCACATATAGTCTTAGGCATTACTTCAAATCCCCATTTATTTTTGCTCATAGTCAATAAAACCTTTCAGCTCTTTTAACATTTTTGCAACTTGCTTTTCACTTACATTACAATTGGCACAAAATCCAGAATCATTATAAATAGATAGGTCTGAGTTGCATCCACCCAGACATTTTCTTACTTTACCAATTCTTTTTTTCCTACGCTTTGCGTTATACTTTTCTGCAATCTTTTCTTTTGTGGCAGAACCTCTACAGTCCTCTCCACAATATATCTGATAACTTACTTTTGGTTTAAAGTATGTATCGCAGTAACTACACAGCTTCACTCTGTTCCTTTAGTTCTTTAAGAGATGCTATCTTAAAGACTCCAGTTCCAGCTTCATCGCATGTCTTTTTAATTGGACAGTTCTTACATATCTTAGAATTTGCTCTATAGTTTTTAGTTGGTAAAGTTTTGTCTTCCCATGCTTTTCTAACAGACTTCATCCACTCAAAAGCTTCATCAATCCATTGTCTATAATAATCATTAACTGTTACTGGAATAATAAGTAGTTCATGGTTATTTTTATTTTCATAAACAAGAATGCCTTTACCCTTTTTAAGAATCTTCATATAAATTAATATTTGCACAACGTGACCCATCTTTGGCTTACCTGTGCGTTTACGATATTCGAATACTTCGTTATTAGATGTTTTTACTTCAACAACAATATCTTCATCTTTCCACTTAATAAGATTATCCACATATCCAAATATTGGTGGGTCTTCATTTGTAAGTTTAAATTCTGAATCAATTGATATGCCAGAATTTTTAAAGGCTGTTTCAATTCTTCCATGTGAAAGAGTTCCATTAGTCATATTAGCAACACCATAAGGATCTGCATTGTCTTCAAACATAGCACCTTCAAAAGCTAGATACCAATATCTTGGACATTCTCCATGCCCATAGGCAATTGTCGATGGACTAAAAGTTTTTTTCTGTGTATGCTTAGGCTCTCGGCCTACAAGATATCCAGCTTCAATAACTTTTATTAATTCTTTAGCGTCTGTCTGTGCTGCTGTTTCTACTTCTCTTACCATTATCTGTTTCAATAAATTTTTAGTCATTTTATCCCTTTGTTTATATAAGTATAGCAGGTTAGCGCATTATATACTTGAGTGCTGACACCAAGTTATTGATAGATTCTGCTGCTGTATAATAAATATTTTTCTTTGCACGATCATTCTTATCTACATTAGCCATCCATGTAGCCTTAAAAGCCATTTTTGCTGCAATTGCCTGTAGCCTTACAATCTCAATGCTTGCTACTTGTGCTGGAATATCAGGCTTAATAATTACTTTTGCAATAAATGTCAGAGCAGTAGTTAGCTCTTCGTCTTTCATATAGTCTGCAATTTCTGTTAAACCATTTACCATATCTAGTGTTGTTTTTTGTGGAGCTTCACTTGTCATTGTTTTCTCTTTCTATTAATTGTTCTAGCATATCTAACTCTATTATAGCAAGTCTAACTTTCTGTGTTCCCTCGCCTAAAACTATAACTAGTGCAGGATCCATACTTTTTTTAAGAGAATCTGTAACTATCTTAGCCCACACATCTTGATTTAATGTAAAAGATTTTGAGCATTCTTTAAAATCTAAAACAAAGTTATGCCAAGAAGCATCTCCTTTGGTGTTATTTCTACCAGAATTTTTATGCTGCTTGGCACCAATTCTTTTAGACTCAGATCTTTCACTCATCAGAAAAATCTTTTCTTTTTTTCTTAACTGGTATTAAACCAACCTTAGAGACATGCTTTTTGCTGCACATCCAGGTTGCATCACCACTATCAAGCCAAAGTCTTAAGGATAAAACTTCTTCTCCACATTTTTTACAAGGAAATTTTCCTGGAAATACTTTAAAATCTTTTTCAGCCATTGTTTAATTTATCTCTTAATGATTGTTGTAAATCAAGATCTTCTCTAACTCTTGCAACAAAACCATCTCTACCTTGAACTTTAGTTCCATCTTCAAGTTGATACCAAGCACCAGTTCTGTTAACTATACCTGCAGCTTCTGCTGTATCTACCAAGTCACCAATAGAATCAATCCCAATTTCATCACCTCTAAAGTAAAAGTCATATTCACCAGATTGAAAACCTGGAGATGTTTTAGAGAATTGTAGTTCCCAACGAATTTTTCTACCAATTTTTTCTTCAATTAATTTATCACCAATCTTTATCTTGCCCTTAATGGCTTGATTATCAGACTCTGACGAAAACAATTTAATAACTGTTGACGAATAAAATTTTGTAGCCTGTCCACCAGTTGGTTGCTGACTTGTATACATTGCATTAATGTTATTTCGTGACTGAGAAATCAATACAAAAAGTGTTGGCTTAACTTTATTATTAGCATAGTTAATCATCTTCCATGCATTACTAAAGTCACGAGACTCAGCACCTATCTGTTTGGTATTTTCTAGTTGTTTTAATTCATCAGAATCTTTTTCAAAATATATAGCAGGGAGCAAAGATGTAATTGAATCAACTACAACAATATCTACTCCAGCGTTTATTAAGTTAGTTCCAACATCTACCATTTCATTTATTGTTCTGGCTTGTGAGTAAATAAGTTTTGAAGAATCTACCCCAAGACGCTCTGCCCATACTTTATCATATGACATTTCAGCATCAATCCATGCACAAACCTTTCCTTCTTTTTGTGCCAAGCCTATCATCTGAAGGCATAGAGAAGACTTTGCTGAGGACTTAGAGCCCCAAATAAGAACTTGTCTACCATAAGGTAGGCCCCCAGATAAAGCACGGTTTAAACCAACGCTAGGAGTTTCTGCGTATTCTGTTGCTGGGACTGAATCACCGACCATAATACTTTTTCTTAATTTAGGGTTAAGAGCTGCTAATACTTCTTCCATGCTAACCATCTATATCCTCCAGTGTTATTGTTCCATCTTTTGTTTTGCCAAAACTAAACTTATAAGATTTTCCTTCTTCAATTTTCATATATGCTTTTGGAAAAGCTGTTGGGAAAACTGTTATAGAATGTAGATCTCTACTTGTATCTGCAAGTGTTAGGGATGCCATCTTCTTACCAGTCTTTGTAACCCTAGGCTTAAAGGATACAACAAACATTTCCTCATCTTTAAATGGAAGTTGCTTGTATCCTAAAAACTTTACCAAAGCATTATCAGAATTTTTTATTTCATCAACAGGTATTGCAGAAACAATCCTATTGTCATTTGCAAGAATAAGATAAGTGCGACCAGTCTCAATAGTCGTAGATTCTTCATCAAATATACCAACACTACCAGTTTTGTCCAAAATTTCAACTCTTGACCACCCAGTTCCTCTCTTAATTGCCTTTACCATTCCTAATAATATGAATGATCCCTTTTCTTCAAACTCTTCTACATCTTGAATAAAAGCATAGTAATGAGAAGGAATTGTTATATTAAACTCAGGAAGGTTAAGGTATTCATAAAGATTTTCCTTAATCTCTTGATCATTTCTAGGATTATCTTTAAATGTTGCAGCACCTATATATCTAAGAGCACTTAATGCCCTGCTATTTACTCCATTACCCTTTGTAAAGGTAAACTCTTCAAGTTCTTTATATGATGAGAATGGTCTTGCAGCTATATATTTTGCAGCAATGTTATCTGATATAAACTTAATTCCAGTTAATCCAAATCTTATTCCCTTACCCTCAATTTTAAAATCTGCATCTGAATCATTAATATGTGGAAGCTTAATTGCAATCCCCATACGCTTTGCCTCAATTAAATACTCTGTTCTTCCATCTTTATCTTTTTCATTTTTAAGAAGTGCAAACATAAATTCAAGAGGGTAGTAATACTTTAACCACGCCGTCCAATACGAGAGAGTAGAGTAAGCGACTGCATGGCTCTTGTTAAACGAGTATCCCGCATGTGCTTCAAAGTCTTGCCATAAATCCAAAGCTTCATTAGGACTAATATAGGCAGAAGCACCACTAATAAAACGATCTTTAAAAATGTCAAATTCTTTAGCATCTTTCTTCTTTCCAATAATTTTACGAACCTTATCAGCCTCAGACATAGACATTCCACCTAAGTGAACACATGCCTGCATAACTTGCTCCTGATAAAGAACACAACCATAAGTATCTTTTGTAAATGGTTTCATAATTTGATGACTATACGATACATTTTGCTTTCCGTGTTTACGTGCAATATAGTCTTTACCAATTGTATTCATAGCACCTGGACGAACTAGGGCATTTGATGCAGCAAGTTCATCAAGATTTTTAACACCCATCTTAATTAAAAGATTTGTATATGGTGTTGCTTCACACTGAAATACACCTTTTGTATACCCATCAGAAAGCATTTGGTAAACATTAGAATCTTCCATATCAATTGAAAGCAAGTCTATATCTACATAATGATTTTCTTTAACCATATTAACAGTATCTTTAATTACGGATAAAGTTTTTAATCCAAGTGCGTCAATCTTAATGAGGCCAATCCGTTCAGCTTCCTCCATGTCAACACCAACCACAGGTATGCGTTCATCAGACCCAGGAGAAGATCTCGTCTCCATCGGAGCAAACCTAAAAATTGGATCTTTGCTAGTGACCACACCAGCAGCGTGTATGCCAGTGCCACGAATACGACCACGAAGTTTTTCACCATATATTTCCACCTCTGGATATTTTTCACGGAATTCTCTGGTTGATTTTGATGTGCAAAAATCATCCCATGTATCTACCAACTTTAAAACCTTATTAACATCTGTTAAAGGAATGTTTAAAACTCTAGAGATATCTCTAACAATTCCCTTTCCTCTAAACTGTAGAAACGTTGCAATAGAAGCAACATGTCTATATTGTCTAACTAGATAATCTTTAACTTCTTCACGACGGTTATCCTGAATATCTGTATCAATATCTGGAAAGTCATTACGTTCTGGATTAATAAAACGGAAGAACAGTAGGCCATGTTTAATTGGATCAATATCAGTTATGCCAAGTGTGTAACAAACTAAAGAGCCAGCAGAAGAACCACGGCCAGGTCCTACAAGAATTCCTTCTTTCTTAGCCCAGTTAATCATACTTCTAACAACTAGAAAATAAGAAGCAAACTTTTTATTTTTAATAATTTCAAGTTCTTCATCTAGCCTGTCTGTATATTCCTGATTACCATCAAGTCCTTTTAGCTTCAAACCTTCAATAGCGATGGCTTTAAGTTCTTTGTCTGGGTCTTTATATTGAACTGGGAGCAGGTTTAATCCATCTTTAAGGTCATAATCTTTAATTTTATCTGTTACTAGTAGGGTATTTGTATACATATCTTCTCTAGTTATACCCTGAGATTCCATGGCAAACTTCATTTCATCATATGATAATAAATGAATGTTAAACTTATTGAATGACATTTGTCTATCTGCCCCGTATAAATAGTCAAGACGCTTCATCATTCCATCTTGCTTTTTTGATTTTTCATATGTAGAGGTTTTTTCTACCTTAGCATGTGAATTCATAAGCAACTTAAACTCTTGAATTTCTTTTTGTGATTCATCAACATGGTGGCAGTCTGGAGTTACAACAACTTGGACCTTAAACTCATCTGCTAAATCAGATAGCTGTTTATTTACTTCTGCTCCATTGTGTGGCATAAGTTCCATATAAAAATCATCTATAAATACTCTCTTAAACCATTCAATATGTTTTTTGGCTTGGGCATATTCATTATGCTCAATAGCTTTTGCAATTATTCCGCTAAGACATCCAGATAAAACGATAATGCCTTCACTATACTTTTCTAATGTTTCAAAATCAAAGCGTGGCTTATTAAAGTATCCTTCAGTCCAAGCAATTTCATTAATCTTATTAAGATTTTCTAAACCTTTTTGGTCCTTGGCGAGAAGGATAATGTGAAAATAAACCATGTCAAGAGGATCAGTGCGTTCTGCCTTTGCTCTCTTGTCAAATCTATCAACACAAAAATATCCTTCTACACCTAGGATAGGCTTTACACCATTTGCTTTTGCAATTCGATACAGCTCTCGATGCCCAGATAAGGTTCCGTGATCTGTGATAGCCAATGCTGGCATACCAAGTTCAACTGCTCGGTTTATATATTCTTCTGGAGTAGCAACACCATCAAATAATGAATAGTGTGTATGGACGTGTAAGCCAGTATAGTTCATATTACCAATCAGCGTTTGTTGCTGAAGTGGTAGTTGGGCCATCAAAGCCCAAATAGAACGCTTCTTGTTCCGCATATGGAATCTTCTTTAGTGCAAGTTCCAATGGGAATGGTTCGATTCCAGACCAGTTAAATGGTTCTGTATCGGGTGCTGATGGAATTAGTGTGTAATTGGTTTCAGTTCCCTGACCATTACGCTTTAGCTTCCATACAACATTTGAGATGCTACCAGTTTCAAGTGCATACTCACGAATTGTATTAAATGATGATTGCTTACTGATACCCATTGACCAGATAGCGACATATGGCTTTTCAATTCCATCGTCAACTAGAACATTGCAATAAAAACGTAGGCGACCTCTCCAGCCAGCCTTTGGATCTTTACGATGCATCTCTTCTGCCCAGTCACGGCCTTCTGATTCCATTGTGTCTACAGCCTTACGCTTGTAGTCTTTTGGATTTGTGTGCTCTTTTACTACAAGAGATAGACCACGTTCTGCATTGTAGTTTGCAGAGTCTTCGTCTAATTCTTCAACAAAACGAATCTTTACTGATTGTCCATCGGCAAGCTTTAGCCACTTTACCTTTGGTGAGTTTTCGTCATACTTCGGCTTATCGAGCAGGGCGTTGATTGCTTTTAATCCCTTTACTACGCTCATCTTTTTCTCCTTCGTGTTGTTTATATTATTTTAGTATTAGTTCAAAGTGTTTTGCAATTGATAAAATTGCCAATAAAGACCACAAAATATTGAACCAAATAATTGTAGGTAATGTCTTTACTGTTGATGACCAAATTAATGCAAGGCTTGATACCAATGCAAAAACATAAAGCCACCAAAACTGTTGTCCAAGTAAAAGGCCTGGAAAAATAATTGCAATCTTTGCCATAAATGCAAAGAACTCTACAGTGTTTGCTTTATTCCAATATGATTTAAAACGCATTGTTTTTAATGCATCTAACCACTGTGTTCTAAATTTCATTATTCCCACCTTTATATACTAGTTTAGCATAGAAAATATAGATTTGTCAAACTGGAATTCTAAACTCCTAATTGTTTCATCATCCATATCGCCAATATCTTTATATTTCTTATCTATTTGAATTACGCTAATAAGAGATCCAAGTTTTTCTATTAACTTATCCTTCATTATGTTACCAGCTTCATCATTATCTGCAACAAGTATAACGTTATTAAAATACTTTTCTAATAATTTAATCTGTGATGAAGACACATTAGCACCCAAAGTTGCGACTGCTGGAAAACCTACTTGATCTAATCGAATAGCATCAAAGGATGATTCAACCACGTATACAACGCTAGAGCTTTTTACCCTATGTAGATTAAACAAAATTTTACTCTTAGGTAAACCTGGTGTGTTTTTAAATTCTTTACCTTCAACAGTTCTTGCTACAAAGCCAATTGTCATCCCATCTGGTGACTGCATTGGTATTGTAACTGAATCTTGTTTTTCAGAATACCCTAGACTAAATTTTTCTATAGAAGATTTTGATATTTTTCTTCCTTCAAAATATCTCATTGCCCTTGGAGACTCTATTGCTTGATTGTTTAATCTTTTAATTAAAAGTTCATCATACTGTATAAATTCTGGTGGAGCATACATTGCTTTGCTTACAATATTTTCTATATTATGTTCTGTTTCTTTACTTTTTATGTATCTAGCAGTTTCAAAGTATGTTCTGCCAGTAGTAAACATAACAAACTCTTCTAGATTTTTTGTGGTTTGACATCCAAAACAAAAAAACAATCCACTATCCTTTGCAACTTCTCCAGCAGGAGTTCTGCTATTGTTGTGATAAGGGCAATAGATAATAAAATCATTACCAAATTCTGCTTCAATATCTATACCAGATCCATTTAGAACACGACGTATTTGTTCTTCAGTATATATATTACTTGCCATCTTCGTAATCCTTATAACGATAATAGCCTTTATCAAAGTCTGCCTGCACTAAAAAGTCTCCCATAAAACCATTACGGTTTTTTCTAAATACACATTCAATAATATCACTATTGGTAGCACGACCTAAAGCCATAACCCAGTCAGCATCATAAGCAATCTGTCTAGACCAAGCGGTTTGCCCTAGTGTTGGTGGGCTTGATAAATCTTTTACATCATCTGGGGTAGCAGATGAAATAGCAATAATAGGAACTTCTTCACTAATAGACATTAGCTTTAATTCTCTTGAAAGGTTTTTCATTCTTACCGTTTCGTTATCAGACTTTTGATTTGGGGACATAAGCTGCAAATAGTCTACTACAACAAAATCTGGACTATACTGGTCAATCTTTCCACGAATTACTGAAGGCGTTACTTCTCCACCACTATCATTAGATATAATGTGAAACTCTGGACGACCCTCAACTTTATCTTTATGCCATTTCTTTAGCATATCGATTTCTATTTCACCCTTACTTAATTTTCTATGAGACCAAAGTCCCTCACCCATAATAGCAAATAGTCTATTTCTAACTTCAGTCTCAGACATTTCCAAAGAAATGATCATTGGTGACTTACCCTGCTTCCATGCCTGAACTGCAAAGTATAAAGCCATCCAAGACTTTCCAATACCTGGATAAGCAAGAAATACACCAAGTTGTCCTGGCATAATTCCAGATGGTAGGTAGTTGTCAAACCCTGGTAGGTTAGTCTTAATTCCAACCTGACCTAGTTCATTTTGTTTTTGAACATTTTCATAATATGCAACTGCAGATTCTAAATCAGTGGCATCAATATCTCTAATAGAAGCAGTATTTTTCTTAAGCTCTGATGTTTTTGTAATTATGTGTTCAAGTGCTTGTGGACCATTACCACTTTGCACTTCTCCTGCTGCATTCTTAATAATATCTTTTAGGCTGTCATTTAAATATTCAACCTGCAATTCTTCGAGATGATGCTTTGTAGCACCAATGCCTTCGACTGGCTCAAAGTCTCTAAATTTTTCTCTAACTAAATCTACTGGAGGAAGTGATTGATTATTTTCAGAGTATAGGCGAATAAAGTTCCAGATGTCACTATGTGTTCTAAGTAGGTTATCTACATTAGCCTGCAAGAGAACATGGATTTGCTTGTCCTTTAATACTGCAGTTATTAACTTAGCCTCTGTATTATTCACTTAACCACTTTCTTGCAATATTTCTGCGCTCTAGTCTTTCATTTTTATCTTGCTCTACTTCTAATCTTCCGTTTAATATTTTTTCTGCATTATAAGCAAAATAGTTCCATGTTGGATCTTGTGCAATAGAAAAATAGTATTCAAGAAGATCGTAACATTCTGACACCCCATAAGACTCTACGAGTCCATCTGCTGCCCACTGTTCAACATTAAGATTTATGTTAGACTTTTGCTCATACCTTTGTAGATATAACTTATTAAACCTACTAAGCAAAGCCATTCGGTCTTTGCGTTCGGCCACTACTCTGCTATTTCAGCTTTTGCTTCATTAATTTTATCAGTTAGCTTGTCTTCAACAAACTTGTATACACGCTCAAAAGCCTGGTCTACATTTTCTCCATCACGCTTTGAATCAATGATTCCAAGATCTAAACGTAAAGATTGAAAGTTTCCAAGGTTAAGAGTATATCCAAGAGTTACAGATACCTTTGTATTATCATTTTCCATTTTATCCACCCTTTTTTATTGTTATTACAATTGTAGCATAGAAACTAGAACTTAGATATTCTCGCTCCATACTGGAATGTATCGCCCATCTTCTGTCTTTGTATATGTAAGTATACCGTCTCCCATTCTACGTGTCAACTCTTGATTTGTAGGAGTGCTATTATTTGTTATTAATTTATCTTTTCTTGGCTGACCAATATGTATGCTTGCAAGAATAGATCTTATTTCTCTCACATGATCTTCTGAATAATATGCTCTAATTTTAAATCCACGTTTACCATCAAAGCTGGCCCCTATTGGTGGTGGTATAACTCCTCGTTTAATTAAGCTTGGCATATATTTTCTATGACGATTAATTAACTTAGAAGTCTCAGAAACTGTGTATGCCCTTTGTCTATTGCGTCTAAAGTCAGTTCTTAAGCATGTTTCAATTCTATCTTTAGTAATGTTATAAACAGTAACCATTCCAGTAGAACGAGAGCTATGGTGCAATCTAACTAGATCCCCGTTTAAAAACCAAATTTTTTGGTTTCCCTTTATTACAGGCTCGTTATTGTATTTTTGGCTCTCAATTTTTCCTTTTGCAGTATCCATCTACCACGCTCACTTTCTGATGGTGGATGAAAGAAATCTCTTACTCCACACACAATACAAAACATTTCCATATGATCAACCGTAGTATATTGTCTATCAACAAACATACGGCCTTTACATTTTTTGCAAAAAATCATAAACCACCCTTAATTAATTTGGAATGCCAAGAACAATTAAATTTACTGCTAAAGATAGATCTCCAGAAGCACCAAATCTAACGACTCCTTCTACACGAGAAGTTGTAACTGTTTTTAATATAATATTTACATTTTGACCAGCGGGAGTATTTCCAGTATTTACTGCTGTTGCTGTTGCAATAGGTTGATATTTAAAATCGCTTGGAAAATCATAAGAAAATGTCTTTTCGTTTCCCGCAGAAACTGTAGAGTTATTTGCTACTTCTATATATCCACCTATTAGACGAGCTTCCGATGTTTTAACACTCTGTTTTCCAGCACTAACCGTATCTACTGTGGTGTAATTATAGGTTGCTGATGAAACCTGTGTTGATAGATCATTAACAGTATCAGCCAACTGATAAATGTATGTAACATCTAATGGTTGTCCTCGTTCTGGTAGTGGTATTTTTGCCATTTATTCCTCCTATTTAATTATACCAAAGACTCTACGCCAGAGTCAAAGATAACTAGTGCTGTTTTTACTTGTTTTACAGATGAGGCAATTTGTATTTTAACATGAACTGATGTGGTTCCTGTATTTAAAAATGAATAATTGGGAACTGCCGATGTTCCGTGATAACTAAAACTTCCTGAATCAAATTTAACAAATACGTCGTAGAGTGGCCTACTTAAATTATATGGAACAACGTCGTAGATTGGTGATTCATCCTCCCATACTGCAGTAATAATTGTTTCTGTAATTAATAAAGCCCCATTAACCGATTGAACTGGTATAGCACTTGTAACAAATATTGGAGACCAGTGTGATGTTCTATTTTTATCTTCTGATATTATCCTATATCTAACTGCATATCCAGAAGTGTCTGAATTAACTGCTGGCAAAGAAGATTTTAAAACAATTGCTTTTTTAACAGCCATTATGTAACACCAATTGAAAATCTAAACTCAACATAGTTACTTGTGTTAGGTGATTTAATAATTGTTTCGGCATTATCTGTTTTAATAACAGAGTATCCTGTTAATCCGTATAATGGATTTATTGTTGCAACATTTTCTAAACGCATTGCATCAAGAGCAACATAATAATCTGAAGATGTTATACCATTATCAATTACGGATGCATAAATTTTTACAACAGTAACAGCATCCCAAGTGAAATTAGCAGTTGTGTATAGTTCTTGCAATTGTTTTGAAACTACAAAATATCTATTACTTGAAAAATCTTGAACTAATTCTGGATTTCCAGATGTTCCATGGTTAATTTCTGCTTCAAATCTTGCAAATTCTCCAGTGCCAGCATCTGTAGATGAAAAATCAACTAACACTCTAACTGTATCTGGTATTGATCCAGAATCTCCATTTTTATTAATTAATGAAAATGCTAATCTTAGTTCATCAGTTGGTGAATTTTTTGTAAAATCAACATTAGCTCCAGTTAAATGAATATGGTTAGAACCAGCTTCAATTACAAAGTGATCTTCTGTTGGTCCACTATCTTCACTTATGGTTAG